ACGCTGACCGCGACGCCGATTCCGCGCACGCTGCAGATGGCGATGACCGGCCTGCGCGAGCTTTCCACCATCCAGAAGCCGCCGGTCGATCGCCTCGCCGTGCGCACCTACGTGATGGAATGGGACGACATGGTGATCCGCGAAGCGCTGCTGCGCGAGCATCATCGCGGCGGGCAGAGCTTCATCGTGTGCCCGCGCATTGCGGACATGGAAGGGCTGGAGGCCTGGCTGGGCGAGAACGTGCCCGAGGTCAAAGTCGTCACCGCGCACGGCCAGATGAGCCCGACCGAGGTCGAAAACCGCATGAGCGCGTATTACGAGAAGAAATACGACGTGCTGCTCTCCACCACCATCGTGGAAAGCGGGCTCGATATCTCCAGCGCGAATACGATCATCATTCACCGCGCCGACCGTTTCGGCCTCGCCCAGCTCTACCAGCTGCGCGGGCGCGTGGGCCGCGCCAAGCTGCGCGCCTATGCCTACCTGACGACGCCGGAGGACGAGGCACTGTCCGAAGTGGCGGAAAAGCGCCTCAAGGTGCTGAGCGATCTAGACAGCCTCGGCGCGGGCTTCCAGCTCGCCAGCCACGATCTCGACATCCGCGGCGCGGGCAACCTGCTGGGGGACGAACAGTCGGGCCATATCCGCGAGGTCGGGTTCGAACTCTACCAGTCGATGCTGGAAGACGCGATCCTGGCCGCCAAGGCGGGCGAGATGGGGCTGGAGAAGCCGCCCGAGGATATCAGCCCGCAGATCACGGTCGATGCGCCGATCATGATTCCCGAGGACTACGTGCCCGACCTCGCCGTGCGCATGGCCCTTTACCGCCGTCTCAACCAGGCGCGCGACAAGGCGGAGATCGAAGGGCTGGCGGCCGAGATGATCGACCGCTTCGGCGACTTGCCGTCCGCCTCGCAGAACCTCGTCCGCCTGATCGAGATCAAGCACCAGGCGATCGAGGCGAACATCGCCAAGATCGATGTCGGCGCGCGCGGCACGCTGGTCACCTTCCACAAGGACAACTTCCCCGATCCGGCGGGCCTGATCGCCTATGTGGACAAGCGCGAAGGCGCGGTGAAGCTGCGGCCGGACATGAAGCTGGTGGTCAATCGCGCCTGGGGCGATCCGCAAAGCCGCCTCAACGGGCTGTTCCAACTGACCAAGGGGCTTAGCGCGATCGTGAAGCGCGGCGCGAAGGAGAAAGCGCCAGCCTGACCGGCCCGTCTAGCCGCTCTTGCCCGCCAGCTGCAGGAAGTCGTCCTGCGTCAGCGGTTTGGAGCGCAGGAACCCCTGGTAGGCGGTACAGCCCTCTTCGGCGGCGATCTGCCGCTGCGTCTCGTTCTCGATCCCCTCCGCCAGCACATCGAGGTCGAGCGCGCGGGCCAGCGCGACCACCGCGCGCAGCACGGCACGATCGCGCGGGTTTTCGGCCACGCCGTCCAGCATGATGCGATCGAGCTTGATGATGTCGAGCGGCAGGTACTTGAGATAGCCGAAATTGCAGAAGCCCGCGCCGAAATCGTCGAGCGCGATCCGCATCCCGGCATCCCTCAACAGACCCAGCGAGCGCGCCGCCAGGTCCAGATCGCCCAGCAACGCCTGCTCGGTGATCTCCAGCGTGATCTGCGCCGGATCGACCGCAAGATCGCCCACCATATCCAGCATTTCCCGGGGAAAGCGCGCGACCGCCAGATCGGCGGCGGTGACATTGATCGAGCATTTGAGGCCGGCGGGCCACTTGAGCACAGACTTCAGGGCGGCGCCGACAACCTTTCGGGTCAGCTGCGTGGTCAGGTCCGCACGCGCCGCGATCCGTAGCAGTGCTTCCCCGCCGATCGAGCCGAGCAGCGGCTGGTCCCAGCGCACCAGTGCCTCCGCCCCCACGAGCCGGTCGTCCGCCAGCGCGAACTGCGGCTGGAACATGAGCGAGACCGCCCCCTGGTCCAGCGCGCGGCGCAGCTCCGCCTCGACCCGCGCGGTGTCGATGCCCGGCGGCGCTTCGTCCCGGTCGATCCACACCACCCGCCGGCCCGCCTCGCCCTTCAAGGCGATCTGCGCATCGCTCAACCGGCTCAGCATGCTTGTGGGATCGTCGCCCGAAAGCGCGCGGACCAGCGCGATATGCGGCCATAGCTGCGGCAAGCCCACGCTCGCACCCGCCAGCGGCTGCGCCACCGTGTCCGCCAGGGCCTCTGCCAGGAACTGCCAGCGCTCCCGGCTGCAAGGCTCGCGCGTGGCGAGCAGGAACTTCCCGCCATCCAGCCGCGCGGCGAACCACGCATCGTCCGCAAATTCGTCCTGCCCGAAATGCGCGATTCTGCGCGCCACCTCGGTCAGCGCGAAATCGCCCGCGCTGGTCCCGTGGGCGATGTTCACGCTGTCGAACCGGCCCAGCACCAGCAACAGGCCATGCACCCGCGTATCGCCCACGCCCAGCCATTCCCCCAGCACCTCGCGCGCGCGCGCAGGCGTGTACAGGCCGGTCAGCAGATCGTGATCGTCATCCGCGCTCATCGTCTTTCCCTATCGCAAGCCATTGCCCGATCGCAAAGGCCATGCCGCATGCGAATACCCCGCTTGTATGCTCTCTCATTGCAAAGAGCGCGCGCGCTCCATAGGCAGGCAGCCACGCTGGAGAGGATTTCAATGGCCGGGCAGCCTCAATTCGAGCGGCTGGCGCTCGCAATTTCGAACACCGCACTGGCGCAGGACACGGCCCGCGCGCTGCAGGAGGCGCACGACTGGGTGCCACAGGAAAAGGCGGACGCGGTCGTGGCGCTGGGCGGCGACGGCTTCATGCTGCAGACGCTGCACCGCATGCTCGACAGCGGAAACATCCTGCCCGTCTACGGGGTCAACCGGGGCACGATGGGCTTCCTGATGAACAAGCACCGCCCCAAGGGCGCGCTGATCGACAGGGTGAATCGCAGCCGCCCGGTGGGGATTTCCCCGCTGCGCATGGAGGCGGTGACGCAGGATGGCGAAACGCGCATCGAATGCGCGCTGAACGAGGTCTCCCTGCTGCGCGAGACGCGGCAGACCGCCAAGATCGAAATCCTGGTGGACGACAAGACGCGGATCGAAGAGCTGGTGGCCGACGGCGTGCTGGTGGCCACGCCCGCAGGCTCCACCGCCTACAACCTCTCTGCAAATGGCCCGATCCTGCCGCTCGATTCGGAATTGCTCGCGCTCACGCCGATCAGCGCGTTTCGGCCACGGCGCTGGCGCGGAGCCATCCTGCCCGACCGCGCCCGCGTGACCTTCCGTATCAACGAACCTGCCAAACGCCCGGTGGCGGCAGTGGCGGACCAGAAGGAAGTGCGCGACGTGGCCGAGGTTCACGTGGAGATTGCGCGCGATTCCGAGCTGACTCTGCTGTTCGACAAGGGCCACTCGCTGGACGACCGCATCGTTGCCGAGCAATTTGTCGTCTGATTTGCATTTCGGGGGCTTGCGAAATCTCAAGCGCCCCCATATAGGCGCGGGCCTGCCGACATGGCTGCTCCCCGATAGCTCAGCGGTAGAGTAGGTGACTGTTAATCACTTGGTCGTTGGTTCGAATCCAACTCGGGGAGCCATTCTTTCGCCTAAATAGCTGTTTTTTTAGGCATTTTTCCTAAAGCAGCAAGGCGCACGCCTCCAAACACCTATCAAACGATTTGCGCTCGATTGTATCGAAATATGCCCCGTCCTTTGGCCGACTTTTTGGTTTGAGGTTACGCGCGGGTAATGCAAATGAAAAGTCTGCGGTATCTCATCGATAGCTCTACCTCCTAACTTGTGCCTCTTGCTTGAACCTTGTAGATGGCGGATCGCTCGGCTAAATCCAACAAATCCACCGAGGGGAAAGCGATGAAGTATTACCCAATTAGCTTATTTGCGCTTGCTGCAATCGTTGCCTCTCCGGCGGAAGCGGCTTGGCAATTCCAGATTCAAGAAGACCCCATGACTGACGCGAAACGCGGCATTTCACTATTACTCGGGGATGCTGGTGGCTTGGCGATCAAATGCGATGAGAACGGGCCGGGCTCTTTATACATCTCATTTATATCCACTGAGTTCCTAGGCAGCACCTCCGGGCGGGATGGAAGACTTGTTCGCTATAGAATCGATAAGGGCGAGCCTTCAGATATGGTCATAAAATATAACGACTCAACGGCTTCAATATTCGATCTTTCGCCGGGTAGTGAGGGCGGAAACTTTTTGAATAATCTATTAGAATCGCGTGAACTTGTCGTTCAACTTACGAGCTATAGATATGAGACTTATACGATCTTATTTGATACGACTGGAATAGAAGAGGCTGTCGCTAAGTCAGCTCAAGTCTGTGGGGATACGGAATGGCTATCCCCTCCTCCTTCTTCCTAAACCGGGCTTTTGTTAATCCGCCCAGTCGATAAACGATAGCGAATCCTCCACCGCCTGCGGATCAAGCCCGGCTTCCTTCGCTTGTGTCAGAGCCTGCACCATCGCCCCGAATGCCCGCGCCCTGCCGCCTGCATCGAACGCCTGCGCAGGCCGCACCACGTCTATTGTCACCGGGCTGGATAGCTTAGCGCTGCATTCCTCGGCCATGACTTGCGCCATCGGTTGCAACACCCATTGCGCCAGATGCCGCTGGGCTTCCCGGACAAGCGGACCCTGCGCATTCGCGGCGAACATCGCCGGCAGCACTCCAAAGGCCGCAAAGATCGCGCCTCGCGCCTCTTGAAGCGAAGGGACCGCCATCGATCCTTGCAGATTAGGGGTCACGTCTTGCGGTCGCCAATCCTGCGTCGGGGCCGGTCCACCGGCTGCCGTCACATTCACGCTTTCGCGCAACATGACGCGCCCACGCCTGCCCCGGAACCCATGGCCCAGCGTTTCTAGGTCCACGTCCTGGCTTTCGGGGAACGGCACCACTTGGCTGCCGAGCGGCGCATTTTCGTAAACCTCGGCAAGCGCTGCCTCCAATGTATGCAACAGCCCAGCAGTCAATTGCGAGCGCCGCAGTGGTGCCTGCCCTGCCCACGGCGCGCCGGGATCGGGAGCAAGCCGGAAGTGCAGCACCTCGGCTGCCAAGGCTGTTTCGGAACGGCCCCCGCCAATCTCGGGCACCGATACACGGTAAGCGCGCGGGATGCCGTCACGGGTCGATAAATCCCAATCGACAACCGGAATGAGCCGGTCGCGAATCAGGAAAACAGCCTCACCGCGTAGCGCCATGGCCCTCGCCGCAATCGCCATATCAAACCGGGTCAGCAGGTCGGTGCCCTTCACGTCTGCAATCGACAGCCCGCTTTCCCATAGGCTCACACAGGTCTGCACGGTGGCGGTCAGTTCGCCCAGCCCGGTGCGCCCGGCTATATAGGCCTGCCGGGCCGCCATGATTTGCGACGTGTATCCCGTGCCCGATGCCGAGCGGGTTTCACCCTTGCCGATAAGGCGCTGCCACAAGCCCATTATCAGGCCCTCCTGTATTTGCGCAGCAGATCGGCCGCGCCGCTATTGTGAATGGCCTTCGCCATGTGCGCAGGGTCTGCCGAGATGCTTTCGGATAGCTGGCCAACATTAGCTCGATAGGAGCGCGCGCCCGCAGGCACGGCGCTTTCGCTTTCGAGATAGGCCGCAAGCCGCTGCACGGCCGATTCCACGCTAGACGGCAGTTGAAGCGAGACAGTGCCCACCGACGCGTCAATCTGGACATGCCCCGGCGGCAACAGCAGGCCGAACGGTCCGCGCGTGATCGTGTAAGGCTGCCAATCCCCGTCGCACCAGCGGAACGCTTCGGTAACAGCAATGATCGGCCCCAGCGGCGGCCTCCATTCGCCGCCTTCGCTCGTCAGGGTCCAGACGACAGCCCGGCTGCCGAACCGGCGCGCAATGAAATGCTCAATGCGCTGCCAGCACGTTGCCAGCAAATCGCCCGTTACGCCCTCGACAGGCGGATACTCCGCCGGGGATGCCTCGAATTGGGTTAGCTCGCTTAGTTCGGCTTTCATGCCCGCCACCTGCGAAGGGGATGAATGATGCCATTGCGCGGAACAGGATCGAAGGCCCGCAGGTCCGCTTCGGTTTCGTGGTATGCAGGCCGCGTCACCATCGACAATTCGAACAACAGCGCCTCGAATATCGTGCGGATAAGAGCTTCGCCCTCTCTCGGGTCTTCTTCGTCGGTCTGTTCCGCGCCTTCTAAGTCGGGCACGCGAAAGCCCGGCGAAATGCCGCTAATCAGGCCCGCCGCATAGGCTGCCAGAAAATCCTGCGCCCAGCTTGTGCGCTGAATATCGGGCACAATGATCGCCTCGAAGGTCAGCGCGTCTGCCGTATCCTCGAATAACAGCGTGCCCGCTTTCTTACTGGCAAGTGGCCGGTCGAACGAATGGCCTATCAGCAGGTGAATATCCCGCTCGGGATCGTTCACCGCATAGTTGAACGCCTTCGGCGCAAACTGTTCCTTACGCGGTCGACGCCCTTTGCCGCCCGCATCGAGAACAGCGCGCTTCCTGTAGGGGAACCGGCCCTTAAGACGACGGGAGCCATCGCCCGCCGCCCTAAGTTCCAGCCCCGCATCGAATACGGGGCCGTTCATCAGCCTTCATCCACTTCCAGTTCCAGCCCAGTCACAAGTTCAAGCTGCGCACCGCGTGCCACGGTCACGTCCGCCGTGGTCAGTGCCGTCAAGCGAAGGCCGCCGGATTGTGCATCGGAATAGGGATCGCGGATAAGATCCACCGCGCCCCACAGGCCGACAAACACCGGCGACACACCGCCCGCCGTGGTGGTCAGCAACACCTGCGTTTCCAGCGGATCGCCGGACGGCGCGGCCAGCGCATTCGTGGTCATGGTCGGGGCCGGCATGTTCTTTACGAACCTATCCCATTCGGTGATGCCGGTCCCGGTGAACGCTTCGATGTCATCCATGACATTCCACAATTCCGGCCGCACCATTGCCTTCACAGCCGCAGGCCCGTTGGCAGCGTTGGCAGTCATAAATCGCACCACGGCCGCCCGCAGTGCCGCCCATGACGCCATGCCGCCTGCATCGGTGGAGGTGATGCCGTAGGTCGCTACGCCAGGAACAATGCCGAGCGGCTGTCCATTCGCGCCGGTGCCAAGGAAAATAGCCTTGTCCAGTTCGGCCGCCATCGTGCCATTCATGTCGCGGCGGATAGCCTGTTCAAGCGCCTCGCCGGATTGCAGCATTGACTTGCGGCTCACCCGCATATGGATGCCCAGATTGTGCTCGGGCTTCAGTGCCTTATCGGTGGTCGCATAGGTGGTCGGGCCAGCGACATTGGCAAGTTCGCCGTCAGCCCATCCCGCCGTCACGCTGGACGTGGTGACGGGCCATTCGACAGCACCGCTGCCAATCTGGATCAACTGCCCGCCCATTTGCGCGGCAACGCTGCCCGGAAACAGCCGGTCGATAATCGGCCGCGTCTGCACCGGGTCCGGCGTGCCGCTGGCGATAGTCTCACCCGCACGCACTTCCAGCGCCATGAGCGGCACCGGAACGCCGCGATAACCGCCTGCGCTGCGCAGCTCCTGCACCACTTCGGCAGTCCGGCCCGACAGTGCCCGGCCTTCATCAAGCGCCAGCACGGCTTGCCGCACTTCAAAGCCCTGCACCAGATCGGACCATTCACGATCAGAGCGGGTTTCCAGTTCGGCCCCGGCCTCGCGCCGTTCGCCATCCTCGGCAATCAGTGCCGCGCGATAGCGGGTTTCATTGCTGCGATACTCGCCATCGAGCGTTTCGATATTGCGCAGTTCGTCTTCGGTCGCATCGGTCTTGCCGACAAGGCCGGACAGTTCCGAACGAATTTCGGACTGGCGCCGCTGAATTTTTACAGATTCGAGCATGTTAAATTTCCAGTTCAATTAAGGGTCGGAGGGGATTGGAGGTCAGTTCGCGCGTGAAAATGCGCCACGCGAGACGCTCGGGTCCGGTTTCCGCGCGGCGTTGCTTTTCGCGCGAAGTCTTTTGCGAATGGCAGCCGATGCAGAGCGTTTGCAGGTTCGCCAGATCGAACGAGAGTTCCGGCGCGTCGCAGATCGGCTTGATATGATCGACATCGAGCCGCGCGCCCCGCGCACCGCACTGGACGCAAGCCCAGCCATCCCGGCGCTTGGCGGCAAGGCGCAGGGCCTTCCACCGTTGACTGCGATAGACGCTGGCACCTGCCCGCCCGGTTTGGCGCTTCATGCCCATACCGGCACCCTCGCTTGTTTGGAGGGACGCGCAATGCGCCGCGCACCTTCGGCAATCGCCAACACGGCGGCAGCGGCTGCATCAATGCGGCCCAGCGAACGGGCCTTTGCCAGCTTGTGATTGCCTGCCGGATCGACCAGCGTAATCGCATCGGCAAAGGCCGAGCGCAGTAACAGGCTCGGCACCGTCTTAACTTCGCCGTCAAACAATGCCCGGCGGAAGCGCTCAATATCCTCTGCACCGTCTTTCCAGCCGAACCCGCGCCAGATGAACGGCACCCGGCCCAGCCCGGCCTTGTCCATCGCCTCGACAAATTCGGCATGGCGGAATCGGTCGCCAACAATGCAGGCAGGCGTGATGCCATCAAGCTGCCGGACCACTTCGGCCAGCCACGGGCCAGCCGGAACGGTATTCTCGCCCATGACGGACAATTCGCCGCGTTCCTGCATTTCGACATAGCGCCCGCCAACACCATCGGACGCGCCACGATCGGCAAGGCCCGGCTTGGCAGGAAAGGTGCCCAGCGCTTCCAAGCGGCCCGTTTCGGGCCAATAGAAGGAGACGGCAGACATTGAGCGGCTGCCGCCCAGATCGGTGCCGCAAATGCAAATGCCTTCACGCGGCGGCAGATCGTCAGGCGCAACCTCTGCCGCCAGCCATTCATCCACGGTGACCAGAACCGAACGGTCTTCGCTCGATACGCGTTCATTGCGGTTAAGATTGCGGAAGCTGGATAGGGCAGAACCGCCACGGGCGATTGCCCGCCGTGCCTGCGCAACCAGCCAATCGGCACTTGCGCCGATGCCCTCGGCAGCGCCGGGATTGGCTATCAGCAGGCTTTCCAGATCGTCCGCAGGCAGGCCAAATGCAGGCCGATGCTCTTGCACATAGCTGCCCGGCGGCGGTTCATCGAGCCAACGGCTAAATGTGTTCGCATCATCGGGG